TTGTGATGTTTGATTACGTATGTTACCGAATCTGGTTTTCTGGATATGGAGCTACCTTGGTTAATCCTAAAGATTCCATGTGTGTATTTCGAGACACAATAATATTGTCTTGATGTTCTTTTCGTTTCATTATATATGCTTTGTATGATGTAATAAATACGTCATCGAATGACACTCTGTTGATAATGCTGGTAACATTTTGGTCGAATTGTATGGTAATTTGTTGGAGTACGTCTGGTTCATGTATTATATTATGTAAATTACATATTTTGTCAAGGTTATGTAATGTTGAATTGGTTATATTGAGTGATGAGTTTTTCATAAACATTTCGTCGATTGGTATATCATCACGTATAGTGAATTTGATTACGTTACACGAAAATATACATTCGCTGAGGTAGCATGCTATTTGGTATGCTATATAATCATTTGAAAACCCGGTAATATTTCTAATGTTGATACTATTTAGTGTGGTTACTTTGCATATATGTTCTTCGATTGATTTGATATGATGTTGATATAATTTTGGTTTCCATTTGTAGGTTGAAATTTGGTTTATTGATGAGAAATGATGGTCTTTCATTACGTTACTAATTGTATGTGATAGTTGATGAGCAAATTCTGTATGTCCAAATAATGATGAACAACATAAAGCACCCATTATACGTGTTTGTTTACAATACGCGTTGTATTTTTAATATGTTTTGAAAATGTAGTATTTACAATTTTCTTACTTCTTACTTCTTACTTCTTACCACTTTGATTTTTTTACGTTGATTCGTTGGGCGCTTTTTTTCTGTGATGCTTTTGGGTCGTATGACTCTTCTTCATCGTCGGATCCCATATTTTTGGAAAGGTCCCAGAATTCTTTTGATCCCATTTTGAAGTCTCCGTGTGGTTCTGCTTTGTACCAGAAAATTTGGTCGTTGAGTTTATTTGATTTTGAATTATTATTTATGACGAGACATTCATAGTTTTCTGTGCACTGGTCCATGACTTGACAGAATGATTCGAATGTGGGAAACATACCGGCATAGTTTTCGTATATACGTTTACGGTTGGCTATATATGGTTCGCGAAGGATAAATACGTAATCGATGTTGGTTCTTAGATTTGGTGGAACACCAAGAGGATATTGCATTGTGATAATGAGCATGACTTTCCAGTGACGTCCGTTCATGAATAGTAGTCTCATCATTTTGTCTTTTGTCCAGCTTGCGTCGTATAGGCAATCATCAAGTATTACAAATGTGCGAGGGTCGATTGTTGACCGTTTGTATGTGGCTACATCCTTTTTCACTTGTTTTAGTACTTGTCGCTGTCTTTTAAGGACATTTTCTATGATGGAAGTGTTATATTCGTTATGTATGAATAGTTTTGGTACATGTGTTCCGTAGAACCCGTTACCCTCTTCAGTCCCTGAGATGACGGTCCCAATAGGTATGTCCTTTTTGTAGAATAGTAGGTCTCTTACAAGGAAACTTTTTCCTGTGTCGCGTCTACCGATGAGAACAACCACGGGACCCTTATTTTCATTAGGTTGGAATGTTATATTTTTCATATCAAACTTTTTCAATTCGAGAGTCATACAAAAAATCGGTATATTAATATAATTTATATTACGCAACGTGATTGAATAGATAAAATTACGACATATGGATTTATTTAGTAATTAGTAATTAGTAATTAGTTTAATAGTTCAATTAATTATTTGTGTTTAACCTAAATGTGGGATAACGCTCTTAATCATGGATTTAAGGATAGTGGGCTTCTTAATTTAGAAGATTTCCAAAAGTATGTTCCGATTTACAATAGGTTTGCGAATATAACGAGTGAAAATGTGGCTACTTTTTCACCTCCAACAACAAAGAAGTTAGTTTCTGTTGAGTCAAAATATGAAAATTCATTCAATAAATTTTCAGCAAAGCTTTATGGAGTTGAAAGTAAGGAGACTACTACAGAAGATGTTTTTTTCAAGTTCTCTCCGTTGATGAATCCTATAAAATACTCGACTGGAAAATATGTTGACGTTGTTGACAAGATATTGGTTCTTCCTGGTTTAGACAATCGCGAAAGTGTTCATGAAAACATATTAGATATGAATAATTCTGCGTATGTGGATGGTTACTTTACGTATATAACGAGTGGTCTCCATGATATGGGTTTTGTGCATGGTGTGAAGTTTTATGGAACTCATTTGGCTATTCAAAACAATTACAAGATAAATGTATCTGACGATTTCGAGTTTATGGCATCATCTGAGTATTTTACCAAAAATGTAGGTAAGGATTTTGATGTTGTAAACTATGGTAACGAAACGTTGAGTGGTAAATCGAGTACAAGTAAATTTAAGAATAGGCTTGATATAAGTGATATAGTTGATATAAGTGATAATATAGTTGTTAATTCGAGTGAAATAAAGACGGTATTTTTGAGCAACGCTAAATCTGGTGTGGATGGTCGTGTTCATAGGATGACGAATGATTTGGATAAGATGGAAACGGTTGATATAAAGGTGGTTGATTTATCGGAACCTGTTAATATTGAGACGGATATGGATGGTTCTGATACGGATAGTGATTGTGACGACTCATCGTGTTCGTCGAACACTACCCAGAGTGGTGAAGAGAGTGAAGAGAGTAGTGATGGTGATAGTGACGATGATTGTGATAGTGAGGAGGATAGTGATAGTGAGGAGGATAGTGATAGTATATTTTTACATATTAATCGGTTTCCGGTGATGCTTATATGTATGGAAAATTGTGATAATACGTATGATAATTACATTTCTCAAACAAAATTATCACAGGACGAGTGGTCGAGTTCTCTTATGCAGATAATAATGACTATGTTAACTTACCAGGAGTTATATGGGCTTACGCATAACGACCTTCATACGAATAATATAATGTATGTCAAAACGGAAGAGACATATTTGTATTATGTATATGGGGGGAAATCGTATCGTGTTCCCACGTATGGTAAAATTTTCAAGATAATTGATTTCGGTCGTGCTATATACACGAGGAATAATATGACATTTTGTAGTAATAGTTATTCGAAGGGAGAGGATGCGTATTCTCAGTACAATATGGAGCCGTATATGAATCCCAAGAAGCCCGAGGTTCTTCCCAATATGAGTTTTGATTTGGCACGTTTGGGGTGTTCTATATTTGACTTTTTGGTTGACGACATCGATTCTTTGGGAGAGTTGATTATAAATGATCCTGTTGTTGAGTTAATTGCTGATTGGTGTAATGACGATAGTGGGCGAAATATATTATATAAGACTTCTGGTGAGGAGAGGTATCCGGAGTTTAAGTTATATAAGATGATAGCACGAACGGTTCATCGCCACACTCCTTTGGCTCAGCTTACTCGTCCCATGTTTAGTCAATATTTGGTTGAATGTGAAGAGATGGATGGTTTGGGTTCTGGGTGTATAGTAATGAATATTGATAAGATGAATAAATTATTGTCGGGTGACAAATAGGTTGGTTGGTGGTTATATCTGTCGAAACGTAAAATTGAAAACTAAATACACATGGTTGTTGTTTGTATAAAACAAGTTAGACGTTAAAAATGACAGATATGAATAACATTAATACTGGTGTAGATTCTACTTCTTATGTATATGAAGAATCACGTTCACAGCGGATGGGTCATGTATATGACATTTCTGGAGCTGCTACGGAACATGAAATTCATCGGTTGTTTGATACGTTGACTATTGAGCGTAAGCAATTGCTTTTATATGAGTTAAATGGTCAGGTGGATTCATATAGTTCATCGTTGTATGAACCGAATACATCTCGTATGGATATGAGTGAATTGGAAGTGGAGGACGCGGAAGTGGATGACGATTCGATGTCTATTGATGGAGATGTTGATGTTGAAAGTTGTATTGATCATCATGATACTGAGGATGTGGTGGGCATGATGGAAATGGAAACGCAAAGAATGGTTGATGGGTGTGCGTCTTTATTGACGTCAAATGAGTCAAATAATTCTCAATACGACCCACTTCCTCTGGTACGTGACCGTGTTATGAGTGATTCCGCATATATTGGTATATTGGGTAATGAATTGGGTGATTTTGGCGATTTTCAAAGTATTGGATTTATTCAACATGACCCGTTTTCATCACATCCTCACTACAATAGCAGCCATCTATCATCACTTGATGATATTGCTATGTCGCGTTCGTTCCCAAACGTTACTATTCGCAAAAAAAGATAATGATGTGTGTTATTGTGCGCCGATGTATTTGATATTACAAACTGGGTTGGTTTGATTTATATGGAAAAAATAAAAAATAAAAAATAAAAAATAAAAAATAAAAAATAAACTGAATTACATGTTTCTATTGAAATATGTAATTTTGTGTCAATAATTAGAAGTCTGGATTATCTACGAATACGTTTGTTGGTGTATTTTGTGACTTTGGTGATATATCTATTTGGTCCATTATGAACATTCCTGATAGACATGACATAAAAACGATGATGGAGTCCTTAAACACGGGTTTGAGAGGACGTTGTTTTTTATCGACAAGTTTCATTTCGACTGCTTTGAATAAAACATATACGATTGCAATAGCAAGTGATATTGCAAAATTCATTTCCATATTATATATTATTTATTTCAAATGGTTTTGTGGTATACTACGCATTAGGTATTTTTTCTAATACAAAAATACACTAAGATAATATTTGCACATCGTCAAGAATAACATCTGGTTCGATCCTCACTCGGTCGTTAACATTATGAACATCAAGGTCACCAAGGTTAACGTTGTCGGTACCAATATGTAGTTTAGGCATGTCATAGTCGTCATCGCTGTCATAGTCGTCATCAAAAACCTCTTTCTCGCGTTGTATCTTATCAAGATTCTCTAATGTTTTTGGTACGTTAACTAATGTTTTTTCATCGGAGCGTGTTAGAACTTCATCGTTATTGTTAAATGAAATGGATCCGGTTTTATTTGAAGTATCGTTATTTGGCATAATGAGTTCGTTGGTTCGGTTCTCAATTTCTTTTTTAATTTCTTTTTTGACATCTCCTGTTATGTCGGTTGGTGGTTGTATAGTTGCGGTTTCTATGATTGGTTCTTTGCTAATAATCTTCTCTTCTTCTATGGTTTCTACAACGTCATCTTCTTCGGTCTCGTCCATATAGCCTCGAAGAATGTCTTCAATTGGTAAGCTATCTCGGATTGCGTTCAGTATGCATTCTTGAATGATGACTTCTGTTTCTCGTTTATATTTTTGTATTTGCAGGGAGTGAACATTTGTATCGTATAGATATACGTTGGAATACATTTTTCGAGCGCTATGAATATAACAGTTGTGAATAAACCGGTCAAGTTTGGGAATATTAATGTCAATTTTTTTTGCTTTGTTTCCTACACGAATACATGTGAGTGCCTTAAGTTGGATTACGTGAACACATGATATAAGGTCTTCGATATAGTTACAGTTGCTTCTACTCGTTATACGTTCGCATTCGGCGTTGATGATGTTTGCGTTCCATTTTGGTATGCGAGTAATTAGGTTTTGAAATGTCATTAGAACTTTATCATCTTCACCGTTACTTGTGCATAGTTTGTTTGATTCATCGTATATTGATTTGAATCCTTCAATAAGGAGGGGTGTGAGAATATTTACGAGTCTTGCACACCATTCGTTTTTTGATTCCTGTAAGGTAGCGATTGTGAAATCGTCCATTTAAATAATGGTTATATTTTCTAATTCGGTATTCCTACGAAAAAACAAGAAGTTTAAAACGAATAGAATGAGTGTTTTCTCGCTTCTAAATTCTCGTTTTATTTTATGGAATATAAATGACAATTCGTCCACAATTTTGTTGGTGGTTCCTACAAGTTTGTATGTTTTTGAAAGTTCAATAAGGTTTTGTGCTGAGAATCCTTTTCCATATATGGTATCTGTTAGTTCCACCGTATTTTGTTCGTTCATGTTTGTGCTTTCCAGTATTTTTGCTAGTTTTCCGGCGTTTTTGGATGAGTTTCTGTAAAAGTGTCCATTTTGTTTTATATTTGTTTGGTAAAGACTGGTTGATGTTCCCCTAATAGTTGGGCGTGGTATGTATATATCACAGAATCTTGATAAGATTGGTTTCAGTAGTTTATGTATATTTTCGACAGATATAAAAAACCTGGTTGAATGACTAAACAATTCTATACACCTCCTTAATGCTGACTGTGCGTCGATGGTAAGTTTGTCTGCGTTGATTAGGACGACGGTTTTAAAATTTGTGAGGTTGGTTGCGAGTATGTTTGTTTTTGAGAAATGTTTTAGATCGTCGCGTATAAATTTTATACCCTTTCCGTGTGCGCAGTTTACATACATCACGAGACCATCTATGTCGGGTGTATCATATAGTTTGTCGATGATTGTGTTTATTATAAATTTTTTCCCTGCGCCGGTGGGTCCATGAAAAATAATATTTGGTACGTTTTTATTTTTGATATACATATCAATATGTTTTAATATATCGGCGTGTATATCGAGATGGGGTATCATAGTTAGTTATTATATATAGTCTTCTTCTTTTAAACACAAACAAATATATATTTAATATTTACATGTTTGTTACTGTGTAATATTATACGTGTGTATACGCATTTATACTGATGAATTAAGCGAGTGTGTGTATGGATTTTTTTTGAAT